ACTACTATTTCCGTACATTTCGTCCTCCTATTTTTCTTGTTCACGAACCCCGTCCGTGTCTTGCGCTGAGCCTCTTTCATTGCTGGCCTCGGGATTCGCAGAGTCATCTCCATTAGCGGGGGTATCAGCATTGTCATTACCCTCAGGAGCGCCCTCTGGCCTTTCTGGTTCTTCCTCTACCATGTCTTCACCGGTGAACGGATTAACACCCGTTTGCATGAGCAACTCCATCTTCCTAATATTGCTGGGGAATGGAAGTTCCTCATCACCATCGTCACGGTCGGGAAGACCCAACATGTTGCGTACCTCATTAGGTGAGACCACCTCAGTACGCAGATATCGATCTCTAATCTTAGACTGAACATCTTCGTCAACCAAATCAATCTGTTCAAATCTAAAGTCAAGCAGGTCAGTAAATTCTTTAACGATATTGTTCATTTTCTTTTCTATGATCTTTTGATCCGGCCCCACAACTTGAACCTTGAATGTTTTATCCGCATCCCTAGATACAGCAAGGTTGGCATTATCATATACGCCAACCTTGGGGGCTGGAACTCGGTTTGCAACTAGAATTTCATCACGATTAGACTTTCTATACTTATCGAATGACGCATCTTGAATGTTAGCTTCCAGTTTCTCAAATTTAATATCTACATCACTACCAAGTGAGGCTGGCAGGGGGACAATCAACGTTCCATGATTCCTGCCTTTAACTTCTGTCCTGAAATAGTTTACCAATTCCTGCTTGGACTTATTACTAAGTTTAGCCCCCTTAAGGATAATTGCATATCTAGGAATGGCTTTGTTTTCAAAGTAATCAATATTGTAATTCTTTGCGTACTTGTCTCCCAAAATAGCACCAATGGCAGTTACGGCAGACGGCACACCATAGTAATTATTTGTAGGTGTATATGCCTTAAAATGAATAATCTCATTAGGGCGTCCATCGCTATTAATGGGATCTGGTGTTTCCAAGTCTTGGAAATTTCTGAAGTATACCGATTGGATCTTACTGTGTCGCGCAATCTGCACAAAGCCATCACGCATCCGACGGACCCGCATATTGACAGCCGGTATATGACCAATATATCCTATCTTACCGACATTCGTTCTACCAATTTCAAGATAAGCATTACCGACAGCGAGATAATCGATCCACAATTTGACCATAGTCTCAACAAACGTATCTTCTAGATTTGATTCATCCAACAAAATGTGTAACTTCTTTTTTTCACGAACCAATTCTAATCTAACCTTTTGTCTCTTATCAGGAGTATCTGCTCTCTCAATGCGTCGCTTGGTTTTTTCAGAATCTTGAAACATATATCCCAAAGCTACAGTGTTTGCAACACGAGCATTAATGGCAGCAAAATGGGTAGTATTGGTTTCATATAAATCAGCCAGAATATTTAAATCATGTGGCGGCTCGATAACATCATACAGAGCGTATCCGTCAATCGAATCTGGATCAACGGAGCGAGATGATGCATCACCTAGTCCCTTGTTTGTCTTAGCCGGCCTATGAGCCTTCTCAAGCTTTTGATATCGCCTCTTCATCTTGGGCGACTGCTTAGAAAGATCTATCTTCTTAAATGGATCATCGCTAGTATACTCAAGAGATACCTGAGTATAGCTTACGTCATCAATTTCAACTTCCATATTGTCTTCTTCTACAAAAGATGTTTCGCTCATAATTATCCTTTATAAGGTGCCACTTCTATAATGGCATCCTCTACCGGGTCAGGCAGCTTCCCTTCACCCAGCCTTCCTTCTTGCTCTGACCGTTCACTACTGGAGACCTTCCTTGCGCCGTCCATCCAATGAGGTCTTCCCTCATTATCCTTTCCAGCCCAATACCTAGCAGCCTCAGCCATCTGGGCTTCCACCCTACGATCACCGACCATGCCCTCAGCACACATATAATTGCCATCCCCGTCAGCAATAAAGCCACCATCCGGCATTTTCCATAGACAAACACCAAAAGCCGACTGCGGTACAACAATATTCTTACCCTTTTTTACAATTCCGTTACTCATCTATGTGTAGAATATCAGATTTTGTATCAAAAAGCAATTCAATCATCGGAAATAGGACCGGAACCGTCATGTTCTTCATTCATCAAAGAATACGATTCTACCAGCCCATTCACAGTCGGCACATTTAATGTGGCAGGCGGAGCAGCAGAGGCGTTGACTTCGAACTCTTCAACATCTCCATCTACACTTTCATACCAATATGTTATATAATTACCCGGCGCATTCATACCCTACAGGGCGCAAGTTGGACAATCAGGATCATCAATCCTGCACGTCTCAGCCTCTTCATCTAAATCAAGAGACATCTGATTAAGCACCTGTTCGTCTCGAGAGTTGTCTCGATAGATAGTGATACCCTTGCACCCAAGTTCGTAAGCCAACCTGTACAGTTTGTCGGTGTCCTCCACCGAGAAGTCCGTCGGACAGTTGGTTGTCTTGCTAATAGCAGAATCAACCCAACGCTGGATTGTCGCCTGAACCGCTACATGCTGTTCTGGCACAAGATCCATAGCCGTTACGCAGTATTCTGGTAAATCTTTAATGCTCAATTCAAGATCATTAATAACAGATACGGTTTCTACTTCTGTTCCAAGTCTAGACTTTCGAGTGTACTGCCAATTGAAATATGGTTCAATGCCAGTTGATGTTCCCATCATGGTACCAGTAGTTCCGGTAGGAGCCACTGTAAGCAAACAGACATTACGAATGCCATGCTGCTTAACCTGTTCTCTAATTTCTTCCGGCATCCCCTTCATGTAGCCAGATCGCAGATAAGACTCCGCATCGAAATGCTTGAACTCGCCTTTAATCTTTGCAAGGTTAATGGATGCCTGATACGACTCGAATGCGATAGTTTTAAATAATTCATCAATAAAGATGAGACTATCTTTTGATCCATATCGAAGCTTCATACGAATCAGAAGTTCGCCAAGACCCATTACACCTAGCCCTATTCGCCGGTTGTTGGTGTGATTCTTTCTAATAGACTCGAAATGATATTCATTAATGTTAATTACATTATCTAAAAATCTAACAGAGGTCTCTACAACGTAACGTAACTTACCCCAATCAAACTCCGCATCACCATCAACGAACTTAGATAAGTCAATGGCCCCCAAGGTGCAGACGCCATATGCCTCAAGAGGCTGTTCCCCACAAGGGTTGGTTGCTACAAGGGGAGCAAAATAATGAGAGTTGCTCATCTTGTTAGATCTTTCCAGGAAATGGAGACCAGGTTCAGCAGAGGCATGCGCAGAAGAAACAATCTGATTCCAGATGTCACTTGCGCGAACAGTTTTATAAACATTTACTTTCTTACCAAGAACGTTATGCCAATAATTAATATTACCATCCCAAAGCTCATCGTACTCAGAATCCTTAGTGTCTGGAAACAACAAGTCCCATTCCTCGTCTTTTTCCAAAGCCTCCATAAAGGCATCAGAAATACACACCGACATATTTGCATTTTCAAATTCACCGGGCGTATGTTTTGCACTAATAAACTCTTCTACATCTGGATGCCAATCATTGATCATTAGCATCGTGGCGCCGCGTCGTGAACCTCCCTGCTCGATAAGCCCTGTAGACAAGTTATACATCTTTCCCCAAGAGACAGCACCGCTAGAACTCCCGTTAACACCGATAACAGGAGCATAGCGAGGCCGCAGAGAAGAAAGGTTGATACCAACGCCTCCACCCCTTGAATGGGTTTCTGCCATTTCTTTGACACTTTCAAAAATGCCTCCCCTTGAATCTTTTGGACAGGGTAGCACGAAACAGTTCTGAAGAGTCAGACCCTTCGTGCCTGCCCCGGCGATGATACGACCACCCGGAACAAAGTAATCAAAAAGAATATCTTTAAACTTTGCTTCAATCTCTGCGATCTCTTCTCCCGATTCGCACGCCGCTAAAGCAGATGCAACACGAGTCTTAACATCCTCGACCTGCAACTCTAAAGGCTTAGAAACAAGATTCATTTCAACCACAGCAGCCTTACCGTGATAAGTGGTAACCTTTACTAAATGATTACTTTCATCAACATCATCAACGATAGAAATCTCTTTAACGGGCCACTTGGGATCAGGAGCAACTATTGCTAAAACTATATCACCAACCGCAAGCTTACCTTTCGGTGCTTTTAATGTATATCTATCTAAAAATATTTTATAACCTTGATATCCACTTTTACGAAAAAACGATGGAATTTCAATTACCCCACCGCCAGTCTTAGGTTCAACCTCACTCATTTGAGTCAGATCCATAGTTTTATTTATAACAGCCACACTTGCTCCTTTACTACAAAAATCCCCCGCTCTTGTGGGGGTCCGAGTAAACCATCATAGCACGATCCCGATTCCGAAGCGAGAGCATACGAGCAGGTATTTAAGAAATTTCCAGAAAACCTAGAAGTTCATCTGTAACATGATCCCATGTTTCATATTTGTGAATAATACGAGCTGAACGCATAGCTTTTGCCTTTTCACTATAGTACTCAGTTGTAACTTTTTTCATCAATCTGCACAAATCTTCATAGTCTGGGATGGCCATCTGAGCGCCAGTTCCAACAAGATTGTGATGTTCAATCTCACGCTCTGGAACGTCACCCCAAGATGCTTTAAGAGGCATAGACATATCAGCGAATTGACTACATCCAGAAAGCTCAGTACAAATAGTTGGCATACCTGTCGCTATCGCCTGAAACGGAACCATCCCAAAACCCTCACCTGCCGTAGGATAGATCATGCAATGACTATTCTTATAAAGAGACACTAACGAGTCTTTAGGTATAAATCCATTTAAAACTGTAATCTGCGGATGCCGATCAAGCTCCTGCAAGGAAGGCTGGAGAAGAAGCTCTTCAATACCTTCCGAAACTTTAAGGATTAGTTGATAGTATTCATCTCCATCAAAACAATCTAGGAAAGCTGTGATAACCATCTGTATATTTTTGCGTAGACTTTCTCCACCAACATGCAAGAAGTAAAACTTGTCACCAATCTCTCGTTCTTCTATAGACCACTCACTGGAGATACCATGTGTAAGCACATGCACTGGAGGATCAAGGTTATACTTCTCGAGTACTTCTTTGCACCACTCACTTGTAGTCCACACTTGTTCGCATCGATTAAACTGAGACACCCAAGCTGGAGGAATAGCCGTATACTCCCAAGGAGTGTAGCCAACTACTTTAGGTACATCAAAATGATAGTAATAAGGTAGACAATAGTTTACATGCCACTTTGTTCCAGTGGCATTCCATAACACGCGCTGCCCTTTCTCTTTGAGAGATTCGAACAGGTTTAAGGATACTTCAGTGTATCCATGACTACGCCAAGAAAGACCTGTAGCATCCATTGCTTGTGGAGTAAACCATGATATATCTGTTTTTAAACCCA